TGATGATGAAACTTACGCGGCCTACCATTTTACTTCTTACGATAATCCTCTGCTTGATAAAGATGAAATCAATACTGCTAAAAGGAGTATGTCTAGTTATGCGTTCCGTCAAGAATTTATGGCTTCGTTTGAGGCTCGTGGGTCAGAAATGTTTAAGGAAGATTGGGTCCGTGTTGAAGAAGACCGAGAGCCCCGCGGCGACTACTACATCGCAATCGACCTCGCCGGCTTTGAAGAAGTCAACAAAAAGCGCACCAAAAACACGAAGCTCGACGAAACCGCGATCGCCGTCGTCGACGTCTCGGAAGAAGGCTGGCACGTCGAAAACATCATCTACGGCAGGTGGACGCTCGACGAAACGGCCATCAAAATCTTCCAAGCCGTAAGAGACTACCGACCTGTATCGGTGGGCATAGAAAGGGGTATAGCCAAACAGGCGGTTATGTCCCCGCTTGTTGATCTACAAAAGAAGTACGGTACGTTCTTCCGGGTAGAAGAACTAACCCACGGAAATAAAAAGAAGGTCGATAGAGTTATGTGGGCGCTACAAGGGCGCTTTGAAAATGGCTATATCACTTTAAATAAAGGCGAATGGAATACAAGATTCCTTGACCAACTCTTCCAATTCCCTGATCCTTTGACCCACGACGATTTAATAGACGCATTGGCTTACATTGACCAACTAGCAAATGTGACTTACGACTACGAGTACGAAATAGACGACCACGACATTTTAGATATAGTGGCGGGATACTAATATGAGTGATGTTTACGAAGACGATCCAATTGTAATTCAAGCCTCTGTTGAGGATTGGGTCATTAGCAAATGCGAAGATTGGCGAGACTACTATGAATCAAACTATGAGGCGCGCTTTGAAGAATACTATCGGCTATGGCGTGGCCAGTGGGATCCTTCTGATAGTGAGCGCAAGTCTGAGCGTAGCCGTATTATCTCTCCTGCTTTACAGCAAGCTGTTGAGTCCAATGTTGCAGAGCTTGAAGAAGCAACTTTCGGCAGAGGCAAGTGGTTCGATGTCTCGGATAATCTAGGTGATACCGAACGCCAAGACGTTTTGTTTTTACGAAACAAACTCACTGAAGACTTTGAAGAGTCTATGGTTCGTAAGGCTGTTGCTGAATGTCTTATCAATGCCGCCGTTTTTGGTACAGGCATTGGCGAAATCGTCATTGAAGAAGTTAAAGAGATGGTTCCTGCCACTCAGCCAATTATGGATGGCGACCTTCAGGCTGTTGGAGTTAACATTCAAGACAAGGTGAAGGTAAAGCTTCGCCCCGTACTTCCGCAAAACTTTCTGATTGATCCCGTAGCAACTAGCGTTGATGAGGCGCTAGGTGTTTGTATTGATGAGTTTGTTAGCCGGCATCAAGTCGAGCTTCTTCAGGAGCAAGGCGTCTATCGTGATGAGTACGTTGGTCCAGCGGCGGCAGATACTGATCTTGAGCCAGATCAAGACATTACAATCTACAACGATGACAAGGTGCGTCTAACCAAATACTACGGCCTTGTTCCTCGTGAGCTACTTACTGATGCGCTTGACGATGATGATTTAGAAAATGTCGAAGAAGGTAAGTACGTTGAGGCTGTTATCGTTATTGCTAACGGTGGAATTCTTCTTAAGGCAGAAGCCAATCCTTATATGATGACTGATCGACCTGTCGTTGCGTTCCCATGGGATGTAGTGCCAGGGCGATTTTGGGGAAGGGGCGTCTGTGAAAAAGGCTATAACTCACAGAAAGCACTCGACACAGAACTAAGAGCAAGAATTGACGCGTTAAGTCTAACTATCCATCCAATGATGGCGCTAGATGCAACTAGACTTCCTAGGGGTGCTAAACCAGAAGTGCGTCCCGGCAAGATGATTCTTACGAATGGCGATCCAAGAGAAGTGCTACAGCCATTTAACTTTGGTCAAGTTAGTCAGATTACCTTTGCACAAGCCGGTGCATTACAGCAGATGGTTCAACAAGCTACTGGCGCAGTAGATTCAGCAGGCATTGCCGGAAGCGTAAACGGAGAGGCAACTGCCGCAGGTATCAGTATGTCACTAGGCGCGATCATTAAGCGCCACAAGCGAACACTAATTAACTTCCAACAGTCTTTCTTAATTCCTTTTGTTAAGAAGGCCGCATATAGGTACATGCAATTTGATCCCGAAACTTACCCCGTTGCAGATTACAAGTTTAACGCTAGCAGTACTCTGGGTATTATTGCTCGTGAGTACGAAGTTACTCAGCTAGTTCAGCTACTACAAACCATGGGTCAAGAGTCGCCACTGTACCCAACGCTGATTCAAAGCATTGTAGATAACATGAACCTATCTAATCGCGAAGAACTTATCGCGGCTATGTCTCAAGCTATGCAACCCAATCCGCAAGCACAACAAATGCAGATGGCTGTTCAGCAAGCGCAGATGGCATTCCAGCAATCTCAGACAGCGGCTCTTAATGCACAGGCGCAAGAGTCTGCGGCTAGAGCAGGAAAGTTGGTTGCAGAAGCGCAAGCTGTGCCGGAAGAGCTTGAAATTGATAAGATCAATGCGATTACTAGAAACCTTAAAGAAGGCGATCAAGACGATAAAGAGTTTGAGCGCCGCATGAAGGTTGCCGAAGTATTACTGAAAGAACGTCAACTTGAAGGAAAAGAGAATGCTAACCAACAGAGAACTCGAAATGATCTTCAGCAGGTTCAACAACCAGCTAGAGCCCCTGTGCCGCCAAGTGCAGGAACTCCAAGCCAAGGTGGAGGCTTTAACCAATGAGCAAGAAGGACCCAAGACTGGCACGCGTAGGCGTAAGCGGGTACAACAAACCGAAGAAAACGCCTAGCCATCCCACTAAATCGCATGTTGTAGTTGCAAAAGATGGTGATAAGATCAAGACAATTCGATTTGGTCAGCAAGGCGTAAAAGGTGCAGGTAAAAATCCTAAGAGCGCAAAAGATAAAGCGCGAAAGAAAAGCTACTACGCCCGACACAATGCTCAAGACTCAAATCCCAGTAAACTATCTGCGCGTTATTGGTCGCATAAAGTCAAATGGTAGGAGGCAATATGACCCCGTGTAAAACATGCCCTAGCAAGATGAAGTGTAAAAAAGCAGGTAAGTGCCTAAAGAAGAGTCGTGCTAAGCCAGTTCGTGGCTCACGCACAATGACTAATCGTAAATACAAAAGCTAATTGTTATGCCAAAAGAAAAGGCAAAGCCCAAAAAGAAAAGCATGATACCCGCAAACGTAAAGAACAAGGCTCTTTACTCACGGGTAAAGTCTGAGGCTAAACGCAAATTTGACGTTTACCCCAGCGCGTATGCTAATGCTTGGCTTGTTAAGACCTACAAAAAACGTGGCGGTACGTATGGCTAAGACAAAGAAAGGTCTTACTAAATGGTTTAAGGAAGAGTGGGTTGACGTTAAGACTGGCAAGCCTTGCGGTCGTAAGTCTGCCAAGAAAAGCAAACGTCCCTACCCTTCTTGCAGGCCAAAAGCAGTAGCGGCTAAGATGACTGCGGCAGAAAAACGATCATCAGCAAAACGTAAAACTGGCCCAGCAAAAATTAAACATGCAGTAACGGCTTCTGGACGTAGAAGAAAAACTACAAGAAATGCCTGACATTTTTTAAAAATCGTGATACAAGGCACAAATCAACCAAAAGAGAATGAGATATGACGCCTGAGCTTGAGGAGTATTTTGATAACTACAATACGCTTTTTAATCATGTAGGTTATAAGCAACTTGTAGAAGAGCTAGCTAACAACGCAAAACAGTTGGCAGACATTCAAACTATCAAAGATCAGGAAGAATTTTTTTATCGCAAAGGGCAGGTTGCCGCTTTAGCCACAGTAGTCAACTTAGAATCAACGATTACTGCGGCGCGAGACCAAGCCGAAGCGGAAGCTCAGGATGAGCTAGATGTATAAAATATATGATTTCCGCTGTGATTGCGGTTGTATATTTGAAAAGATGGTACGCAGTGGAGAAACAATCAGTAGGTGCGATTGTGGCTTGACTGCTACTAAAATGCTGTCAGCGCCTAAATGCGTACTCGATGGGCATTCAGGAGATTTCCCTGGGCGTCACATGAAGTGGGTGCGAGAACATGAAAAGGCTGGCAGAAAATCCAATCTCCATAATGATTAAGGTCACGGAGTTTAATAATGTCTAGAGCGACAATGCTTGATCTGCCCCCTGAAGAGGACAATGTAGATCAGATTGAAAACGAAGAGCCAGAGGCTCAGCTTCAAACAGAAGAATCTGTAGAAGAAGTTGAACAACCTGTAGTAGAGGAAGTCGACAGCGATATACCCGAAAAGTACAAAGGTAAATCTTTGAGGGATGTCGTTCAAATGCACCAAGAAGCAGAAAAGGTGATGAGTCGGCATTCTTCTGAAGTTGGCGAGCTTCGTAAGGTGGTGGATGAGTACATAGCGACTCAAACACCGTCAGCACCTCAACAGAACAATGTTGAGCCTGATAGTGATATTGACTATTTTACAGATCCTCAAGCGGCAGTTAATCGTGCTATTGAGAATCACCCTAAGATTAGAGAGGCTGAGGAATATTCTACAAACTACAAAAGACAAACTGCTATTGCGGAGCTAAATAACAAGCACCCTGATATGCAAGATATATTGTCTGATGAAAAGTTTGCAGATTGGATCAAGTCTTCAAAGATTAGGACTCAGTTGTTTGTACAGGTTGACCAAGAGTACAACGCTGACGCGGCTGACGAGCTGTTCTCTCTTTGGAAAGAACGCAAGACAGTGGCACAGCAAACCGCAAATGTTGAAAAGCAGGTGCGGAAACAGCAACTCAAGGCGGCTAATACAGGCAACACGAGAGGCAGTGGTGAGGGGACGAGTAGAAAGACATATCGCAGGGCCGACATTATTAAACTTATGAAAACGGACCCCGAGCGTTATCAAGCATTATCATCAGATATTTTGCAAGCTTACGCGGAGGGTCGAGTCAAATAATCTAAAGGAGATTTGACATGGCTACTGCAACTTACAACCAATCGGTGCTTGGCACTGGCGCGGCTCACGCGTCAGGCAACACCGCAAAAACTGAAGCGGCTACTTTTATTCCAGAAATCTGGAGTGATGAGATTATTGCCGCTTATCAGAAAAACCTGAAGATGGCTCCTCTTGTTAAGAAGATTGCTATGTCTGGCAAGAAGGGTGACAAGCTTCATATCCCTAAGCCTGCTCGTGGCGATGCTAACGCAAAAGCGGCTGATACTGCGGTAACAATTATCGCAAACACCGAAAGCGAATTGACTATTGATATTGATCGTCACTTCGAATACTCACGTTTGATTGAAGACATTGTTGAAGTACAAGCGCTTTCTAGCCTTCGTCAGTTCTATACTGAAGATGCTGGTTATGCACTTGCTACTAAGATCGACAACGATCTTCACTCATGTGGTACTGGCTTCGGTGACGGTGGCGCAGTTGTATTTGGTGCGGCTCCAACCGACTATCAGCATGATGGTTGTTTCTTTAACGACAACGGTACAACGACTCAGTACACCGACGATACATTGGTTGGCACTATTACAAATGGTGTATTCCAAGACGGTTTTACTGATCGATTCTTCCGTGACATGATTCAAAAAATGGATGACAACAATGTTCCAATGGAGAATCGTGTACTTGTCATTCCACCCTCAACTCGTAACGAGATCATGGGCATCGACCGTTATGTATCTGCTGACTTTGTATCAGGTCAGTCAGTACAGTCTGGCCTTATCGGTAACTTGTACGGTGTAGATATTTATGTATCTGCTAACTGTGCAACTATCGAGACTGCGACTCAGAACAGTGCGGCATCTGTCGACACTCGTGCGGCATTGCTGTTCCACCGCGATGCGATTGTTCTTGCAGAGCAAATGTCTGTGCGTTCGCAAACTCAGTACAAGCAGGAATACCTCTCAACTCTGTACACGGCTGACTGCCTGTACGGTGTCGAAGTGTACCGTCCTGAAGCTGGTTTCGTACTCGCAGTACCATCTGCATAATGAAACTCCGGGGGTCAGCAATGGCCCCCTTTCTTTTCTGACTCAAGGAGAACTCCTATGTCACGCTTAGCACGAGATGTTAACTCTTCAGCTATCCAATGCCTTCGGCCTGGCACAACTCAAACGGTCGCTGTCTCTAGTTCTGCTAGCTCTTCCTCTGCTGTTACTCAGCGTGTAGCACGCATTGTTGCCACTGTAGACGTACACATCAGCGTCTCAGGCACAGCTACAGTTAGCGACTACTACATTCCCTCTAACACTGTAGAGTTCATCCACACTTATTCAGGAGACACCATTAGCTTTATCACTGGCGGAAGTTCAGGCACAGCTTACGTATCGGAGATGGACTAATGTTTTTCGGCTCTAGGCTTAACAGACTAGCTACGTCTATTAGGCGAGGAATATCTAAATACTCTGTTGGTTCTGACAACCCCGGTCTTGTCTTTGACTTCATTGATAACTTTTATCAGAAGGACAAGAACCAGACTGTCAACTTTGATGGAGCCATAACCCACGCCCGTGCTGGCAATGCCACTATGACGGACGGCTATGGGCCTGAGCTTGTTACCAATGGTGGGTTCGATACAGATTCGGGTTGGACGCTAGGGACTGGCTGGAGTATCCAAAACAATCGCGCATATCACGCGTCTGGCTCTAACAGCAATATTACGCAAAACATTGCCGTAGAAGCTGACAAAGCCTACATACTAGAATTTAATATTTTAGAAGGCAGTGCAGACTCTCTTTGGTTTGCAGTCGATGGTGTTTTTACTGCCGTAGACAACCCTCAAGTTCGAGGAGGACGTAGCTTTGTCTTTACTCATGACACGACAGAAACCATAGCCGTAGGCGTAAGGGCGGGTAGCTCTAATGTTGCCGCCATAGACAACGTAAGCGTCCGCGAGATGCCTGTTATCAAATGGGGGCCGCATAATCTGCTGACGTATTCTGAGGATTTGAGTCAACAGTGGACGGTTATGGTAGGTGCAGTAAAATCCTCTACAACAGAAACAGATCCTGCTGGAGGCAATACAGCGGCACTTATTACAAATTTACAAAATGTTGATAACGCAAGAATCAACAGAAATTTAGCGATTACTGAAGACAGTACGTTCGGTGTTTTTTTAAAGGGAACTGCTGGCGAAACAATTAATATAGAGCATGGTACGGAGCAACAAACAGTAACGCTTACTAGCGACTGGAAGTTGTACACACTCAACGTAACCGCTCCTCAAACTACACTGCGAATTATAAACAGAAGTGGTTGTACTGCTGACGAAGTTTATGTCGCTTTTCCGCACGTCTACCGCTCTGACTTAGGCGGCATGGTAGACAACCCTGATCGTGGAGACTCATACGTTCCTACAACGTCATCTGCTAAGTACCTCCCAAGAGTAGGCCACCACGTCTACAACGGCTCTGCATGGGTTAACGAGGGTGTACTGGCTGAGTCTGAGGCTAGGACTAACGTAGACACTGACAGCAATACATTTACAGCGGCGAGTAACGCGACAGTAACCGCAGATCAGGCAGTGTCTCCAAGCGGCGAAACAGATGCGTGGCTTTATGATGAAAATGTCGCAAGCAATAATAATATTTGTGTTTTTGGATCACATACAACAGTAGCAGGAACAACTTACGCATCTTCCATTTATGTAAAGTATAAAGCAGGTTCGGGTATTGTTGGTTTAATACACAGATCAAACGATTTTGCTAATCAGTTTTTTGCGTGGTTTGATATACAAAACGGGGAGGCCCTTACACTTGAATCTGGAGTGGGTACTATGACGTCTCTTACGTCTACCATTGAAGATGTGGGTAATGGCTGGTACAGAATCTCTACAGTTGGTACGGATAGCGCACAAGCAACATACAACCCATCTTTAACTTTAGTTACTGCGGATAACTCAAAAACCAGAGAAACAGATGCTCAGTGTTATGTTTGGCAATCTCAGTTCGAGGCTGGCTCCACACCTTCATCGCTAATTCCAACGTCTGGCGCTACGGTAACCAGAGCGGCGGAAACCTTCACGATACCATCAGCTAACCTACCGTGGCCTACGCCGCAGTACATTGGCTCTGAGTTGGTGACTAATGGGACGTTTGATACGGACTTGTCTGGGTGGACAGCAGGAAGTAGTTGGAGCTGGGTTAGTGGTAAAGCTTATGACGGAGATACTCAGGCAGGAACTCACGCGGAATTGGCTCAATTAATTAGTGTCACTTCAGGAAAAGTGTACGCAATAAGTTTTGATATTTCTGGTTTATCTGGAGGAAACCCTACTGTTTCATGGGCTGGCTCTACTTTAGTGCAAATTACAGCAGACGGTAACTACGAAGAGTACGTGGTAGCGACTGCAAGTAATCACACCTTACAATTTAGTGGGCAAAATGCTATTTACTACGTAGACAACGTCAGCGTCCGCGAGATCAACCCCCTGTCTGTCTCTATCGGCATGGAAGGGCGTGTTACTTTTGCGAATACATGGACTTCAGGAACGAAACAAGAAATTGGATTTTTTAGGTGGCGAATAGATAACGACAATAAACTTTTATTAAAAGCAGATTCAACAGATGCGGCAGGAGAAAGGCTTACTGCAACGCATGAAGTTAACACTGTAGTTGACTTTGGTACGCTTAATGACTTTGTATACGAAGGTGTTTTGCAAAGTGTAAATGTTGCGCTTCGTGTTGGATCAACTTTTTTTCAGGTAGCCGCTGACGGACAAGCTGGAGCAGAAAACGCAACGCTTACATCATTAGTTGACTTGTCTGCTACTGACTTAGATCTCATTGACGACTACATGGGAACCATCGGCACCTTCCGTGTCTGGGATAAGGACTTAGGAGACACTGGTATTGTCGAAGCCACCAACCCAAGCCTAGAGCCAAGCCTGAGCCTAACCTTTGAAGGTGTTGGCACTAATAGCTTTACCGTCAGCGACTGGAGTGAATAGAATGACAAAGCAGTTTTCAAATTACTCTGATCTTATTACGTTTACCAGAGCCTCTAAAGGCCACGCCCTGCGCCCTGTTAGCTATGGGGATGAGATTATTAATAACGGAGATTTTGAGTTAGGCGACAATGGTGACTGGGGAGTCAGCACAAACTGGACAATCAGCGGAGGTGTTGCAACGCTTGTCGGTGGCGACGGAGTGTATGGAAATTCAGGACTCTACCAAGTTATAGATCTTGATGTCGGTAAAATTTATAAAGTGTCTTTAGACGTTTCTGGACTCACTGGCACATTTCGGGTTTACCACGCTAGTTACTCAACAGGAACTAATATTGACTCCACAGGAACGCTTGTTTTTAACATTGTAGGCGAATCAGGAGGAACCCGTTTAAACATTTTAGGTAACAACGGATCAGCCGTAACCCTAGACAACATTAGCGTCAAAGAAGTCACCTTCGACGAGTCAGACGGCACCCTAACCCTCTTTGAGCATCCCGATAACGTCCCTCGTGTAGAGTACGATGCAGACGGTAACAGGCTGGGACTGCTGGTGGAGGAAGCTAGGACTAATCTGTTTACTTATAGTGAAGAACTAAGCCAAAAAGATCAAAATATGACTACAACAGATAACGCCGCCATTGCCCCTACTGGAGAGCAAACCGCTTCGTTATGTATACCCACTAATAGTAATTCTGAACACTATATTGACGACGCGGGAGTAACAAGCGGGGTAGACTACGTTATATCTTGTTTTGCTAAATATGGCTCAGGCACTTATTTACTTGCGTTTAGAGGAGCAGGCATAGGAGGTAATCCCCCACGATTTAATCTAGCAACAGGCACTATTCAAAATAATTCTCCGTCGGATAAGTGGAGCAATCTAAAAATGGAGGCCGTAGGCAACGGCTGGTACAGATGTAGTGCTGTTGCTACTCCAAATTCAACTTCGCCACTACGGTTTCAACTAGTTAATTCTACAGGCGTCGCGAGCTATGTTGGTGATGGCACTGGACATTACCTTTGGGGTTTGCAGATAGAAGAAGCTGGCTTGTTCCCCACCAGCTACATCAAGACTACAGGAAGCACAGCAACACGCTCTTCCGATGTAGCGTCTATCCCCGTGGCTGACTTTGGGTATAACCAGAGTGCTGGGGCTATGTTAGTACAAGCATCTACTAACGCGCCTTTAGGTAGTAGAACAAATGACGGTATTTTTAGCCTAGAAAAAAATAACAATAATTTACACAGAGTTTATGTGTCAGCCAACGATGCCTTGAATTGGCAAATGAGACAGGGTGGTTCTACTGTATTTGCAACCTCAATAATAAACAATCTTCCAGCAGAGCAGGAATTTAAAATAAGTCTTTCATGGCATTCTGGCTCGCAAGACGCATCTTATGACGGTAACGCCGCTACAAACTTCGGCACTGCGACAACAATGGCCGATACAGCAGTAGACTTAGAAATTGGCTATATCAACACCAGCAATATGCTTAACGGCCACATCAAGTCCATCAAGTACTACCCACGTCGCCTGACTAACGCACAACTACAAGCACTGACAGAGCCACGCAGTGACGCAACCCTATCTCTAACCTTTGACGGCCTAGAGTCTAGCTTTACGGAGAACTACATACATGGCTAATGTTAAAGCGACAGACTTAATTGAATACACACGGGCATCTGCAGGGACGTATCTGGACTCTGATGGTATTCTTAAGACAGCGGCTAACAACATCCCTAGAATCGAATACGATGCTGACGGTAACCTGCTGGGTCTGTTGATTGAGGAGCCTAGGACTAATCAGTTTATACAGTCTGAAAACTTTACTCTTGGTGCTTGGGGTAGAGCAAGGGCCGTTCCTGTCAAGGACGCTGTAGGTCCAACTGGAGTAGCAAACAGTGCTGTTACCATGTCAGACAATGCGTCTGGAAATACTTCAAGTGTATATATTCAAGAAACTGTTACTGGATTAACTACAGGAAATGACTACACAGCGTCAGTGTTTGCAAAAAAAGGAAGTTTAAATTTCTTAGGATTAAAAGCGGCAAGTTTAGGTCTTACAGCTACCCAAGCTTACTTTGATCTTGCCAACGGAACAATTGGCAGTGTCGGCTCTGATTTGACTGCAACAATGAAAGACTACGGAAACGGCTGGTACAGGTGTTCTATCACTTTTACTGCTACATCAGATACCTCAGGAACTATAAGAATACAAATGTGGGAGCAAATTACAGGCGGCAACTTCCTGCATGACGGCACTAAAAACATTCTTATATTTGGCGCACAGTTTGAAGAGGGTAGTTTTCCAACGTCTTACATTAAAAGCACCCAAGGCGTTCAGACAGCACGCTCTGCCGATGTAGCATCCATTGACGTAGATCAGTTTGGGTACAACCAGAATGAGGGGACGGTGGTTGTTGAGGCAAAAACTTTTTCCAACGCTGAGGCCAATCATGGAGACTTTGCTCTTACTGATGGCGCGACTTCTCCTGATTTAATGTCAGGTTCGAGAACAGGATCATC